CTCCACTCAATTGCGGTCCCTCCCGCACTAGCACTCCCGTTTATGGTTATCGCACCGCTTGATGCCTTCGACTGAACGCTCAATGTTTTAGATGAAGCCGACGTAGCAACATATACCCCACACAGAGATATCCTGTGTCCTGAGTTGGTAGACGAAGCCCAAGTACCACTTTCAGCTATTGTCGTCGTCCCATCCCAAAGGCGTAGCTCACCGCCCGCTGTATCAGTCGCTATTGTCACAGATACATGAGCGCAAACGTAATACCTGCCAGTACTATTTGGAGTGAATAAAATATTGGGTAAATCTCCCGAATCGGAAACCGTGCCGAAATTCATGTTCGTGCGTTCAGTTAAGGCGCATGAGGCATCGGTCGCGGGGTCGCCATAAGAAGTGTTCGTCCTTGCCCAAGAACAAGTGTTGTCGTGATAACCTGACCATGCGCCTGGTGCACTGTTGCTGAGCGCCGCAGCGGGTGTGGTGGTCCAGCCCGAAACTTTATACTGTGTCCACCATTTTATTGAATCGCCCGTTGTAAAGCTGCCGGGAACCGTCGCCGAAAGTGCTGTCGGAAGTAAGTACGTCGTCGGAATATTAAGAGCCCGCACTTCTATTATCGTCGATGATTCAACGCCCGCCGCTCCCGTAAACGTGCCTCCGGCGCTTACAATTTTAGCCGTGTTTTGCGTTTGAACAGCCGCCGTGTCAGCGGGGGCATATTGTGCTGGAATCGTTACTTCATAGCCAGTGCCTGTAACGACAGGTGTTCCTGTTATTGTGGCCGTGCCAGCGAGAAAGACCATGTCCCCGATTCGAGTAATTTCGACTGAAGTCGTGGTATTCGTCCAGTTATCCGTCCAAGTCTCAGTCCCGTAGTCAATCGCGCCGCTATAGTCGAAAAGATTCGTCGCCGATCCTAAGTGCACCTCATCGATATAACCAATTGCCGCATCAGCCGAGGCGAGCCATCTAACCTGAAGGCTTCCCGATGACGGGCATGGGAAGTTGATCTGCGTCTTAGTATACCCAGTTGAGGCCGAGAGCGCCTGGCTTGCGATGACGTTCGTGTTGTCGTGCACCTGTGCTGTGATGTTCGAGTCAAAGCCCTTATACAAAAACTCAGCGAGACAGTTCGCGCCGTAAAGGCCAGCCGGTATCGGAGCAAGACCCGTTGCGAGATAGTCGGCATTGGCCGAGGCATCGTATGAGATGGCGTAAAAGCCGTTCCCGACGTTCGCTCCCGTACTCGTACTTGCTAAGGTCCCGCCGCCCGACTCAGACCAACTTCCGGTGTCACCCGTCTCAGCGTTATAGTTGTAGTCCTTAAGGATGTTGATGCCCGGTGCGGTTACATTCTGAGACGTCCACACGGGAACACTCGAGCCCTGACTCATAAGCACATATCCGTTGGTGCCAACACCAACGTTCATAAGCTTTGATCCGTCGGTGTAAATCACTCCACCAGCGGTAACACCAAGGGATCCGTTATTTGTGCCGCCGTTTGCGATCCCGACAACGCCGCTGATTCCAGCGATCGCATCCCAGCTGGACGAACTTGAATTCCATTTCTTTATTGTCTGGGAACTCGATTCAAGCCTGACTTCTCCGGCTTTCCCGGTAGATGGAAGCGTGGTTGGTCTAAACCTCAAAAAGTCGATTGTTCGTCCGGAGACGGCGCCAGCCAAGACTAGGACCATCAATATCCAAAAGAAATAGTTCTTCTTTAAATTATTCACATCTCACCTCACGGCATAAACGAGGTCAGCACGTTGATCGTGACCTGACCTGCAGATAAATTGTCCAAATTCCCACCGGTAGCCTCAGCAGTCCAAACGACCGCTGTCGTTGCATCAAAACTTGGCATGTCAAAATCGTTCGCAAGATAGTACGCGGTCGAGGTCACACCTTGGACGATGTCGAAGTCTGGAATGTACTTGTCCCGTTCTGCCGAAAGTCCGACCTTCAAAGTTAAAGCGGTGATCGATGTGCCGGCGAAGGCCGTCGAGTGCTTAATAAAATATCCGTGGATAATTTCCTTTGGGTCTGCATTAAACAGCGTGCCAGAACTCGTAAGACCTGCGAACGAAAGAGCTCCGATCGACAAAAGGTATGACTTCCAGGTTGCACCCCCAAGTGGTCTAACCACGCCCGAGGAGTCCTTCGTCGACATCGTGCCGTTGTTGTTAAAGAGCGCAACACCAGATGCGGGAATCGAAATAGCCGTTGTGGTCTGACTGGAGAAAATCGAGCTTTGTGCCAGGTAGACATTGCTCCACCTGTAATCCGATGATCCGAGGTTATAAGAGTGATCGGCCGCGGCTGAGATTGTTGGATCAACCGGGAGCAGGTTTCCCCTAAACAAGGCGAAGTTCGCGTTTACTTTGGCGCTCTCAATTACGGTCAATGCCGTGAACTGATTAAACGCGGTGATTGTATTTGTCGCCGGCATCTTTTAAGTCTCCCTCGCCGTGAACTTGTTCTCGAGTTTGTCGAGGTCCATTTCGATCCCGATAAGGTTCATTTCTTCGCTGTTCAAATAAAAAGAGTCGCCACGCGAAGCATCCCAGATCAAAGCCCCAGTTTCAGACGCCGAGCCCGTGTCACCCCAATTGTTCAGGTCCCAAAGAGACTCCGGTAGTGCCTTCGCCGGATCGTAATTGAGCTTTACTAGGTCTAAGACGTTCAATCCCGGGATAAATGGCGTTGTGAATTCTATCTCGCGCTTTAAGGCTGAGACGTTATCAAAAACGCGCTCGGCGATTGTTTCGGCAACGGTCGACGTCGCAATCAAAAAATTCGTAATCTCCAGAGTTTTGTGCCCATAGATCCAAGGCAAATTCGTGCCGCTCACAGTAAGAGTCGACTCCTCTATGTGGTAAGAAGTGGTCGTGTTGTCTTCTTTGAACTGCACGCTCACGCGCGAGTAGTACTTCGAATACTTCCGCCCAAAAGAGCTGATCTTTTTGATCGTATGTCCAAATTCCCGATTAGGAACACCAAGTCCGTAGAACTCGAAAGCTGCGGTTGTCGTGTTGGAGACCCGGTCTTTGAAGTAGAAAAAACCATCGCCCGATATATAGGCGATAAAGTCCTCGGCCTCTGCGAGCTTTTGCAGAACGTCCCAGCAGTTTTCATTAAGGAGAAACTTTGACGTCGACGTGTTAAAGTCCGCATAAACGCTCGTCGTGGTCTGGATATTCCACGATGCCGTCGTGTTATTGAAAAATGGCCTAAAGACATAGCTACCAGCTCCGTCAGTCTGATCCCTAAGAATTTCGCAGAACTGCGAAGCCGTGATTCCAGAAGAGGTAAAGCCATTCAGCTGACTTGCTGGAAATGTTCTAAACACCTCAAGAAGTGGCATAACGGTAATCGGAACTTCATATTGAGACGAGAGCATGACGTCGCCGCTGATTATGCCCGTAAAGACAACGGAGCGTTGATCGTATAGGTCAGTCGAATCCCAAAGAGAGAGATCCCAAAAAGCGCCTGGGGCCTCTCCTCTTCGCCAGATTCCATCAGAGCCACGAGTTGGGGTCTCAAGCCCAGCCTCAATCTTTACGAGAGTTCTTTGTTGTGAGGCGTAGCCAAACCACAAGGACCGATTGTCGTTCTCATCGGTGAAGCGGCCCTCTGCATTGTTAAGCACAACCGTATTCGACTTGAATGCGATCCTTGCGTATTGATCGGTGTCGACCGACTGAGAGATTTTTCCGAACTTCTTTACATCGCTTGTGATTTCAACCCAGTCGCTTTCGAACACACCGTTAGTCTGCATGCGCTTTATAAATGCGCGGCGAAACGCTCTATTTTTGTGCTTTCTAATCTCAGCCTTGAGCGCCTCGGTCATGCTCATGTCGGCGTCTCCCGAAGTCTTATCGTCCCCTCAAATCCTGCACTCGGGTTGTTGTCCGACATCTGATAGAAATCGAAATCGCCTTCCCAAACGCAAGGGAACATGCCCTCGTCAAAGCCTGTCGTTGTTGGAAAAGCCACAAAGACAAAATCGGTATCTTCGTCGTAAAGATCTTTCAGCTGATCTCTGAACGTCTCTGAGATGTACTTAAGCTTGATGTCGGTATCGCGCTTTCGGTCTTTCACATTGATCTTGGTGCCACCATCAGACATACGGTGCACGATCTCTTCCGAATTAATCCGGGGCTTATATCCGGATGAGGCCGGTATACGGGCGAAGTCGAGAAGGACGTCGGACAAGAGTAAATAGCCAAGCGCCTTTTCAGAATTGGCTTCTTGAGTGGAATACATATCGATCGTAATCGACGTGCATTGCACCTGGGCGGTCGTGAGAACCATAGCGGTCTCAGAGTTATTTGAGAAGTGGGCCGTCGTCGTACCTGGTCCAACCGCCGCTCCGCCATTTGTTAGATCAAAGGTATTTGCCGTTGAACCATTATAGAATATTCGAAAGCCTTTTAAGTTCATTCCCGCAAGGCCTATTCTTGATATGGCCGTCGTCTCATCAAACGTTATCGTCATTGAGGCGGTGATCGAATCGTTTGCCGCGCTTTCAGAAAACCACTGCCTCGTCGGATCTCGAAGCATGACGTATTCTTTGATCTCGTCATTGCTCGGGACCGTGATCTGAGTTGATGTCTGAAGGTAGTTCTTATAAAGAAATTCCATCAGGACACATCCTCAAATGAAACGCTCTCATTGCGGCGCCTGAGCTTTAAAAGCTCTCGGTCGATCATCACAGCAAACTCTCTCGCCTGCTGCGCGTCTCCCATGACCGGGCCGTTGAACACATAAGTATTCCCACCCATTCCAGGCACCATACCGTCTTCAAGCGGGATCACGGCCTCATCGCGGCCGCCTTCACCAATGATAAACGGAGCTCCGCCTGGCTGAGCCTTTACGACCCCGCCCTCAGCGAGACCCTTAAGCGTGGTCGCACCGATAGCAGCCATCTTGATGTAACCAATCGTTTCGATGTTAGCCGCAGCCGCCAAGTTCGCCGGATAAGGAATGGATGCTAGGGCCTGCATGGCCGCGACTTGGGTTAGCATCCAAGTTGTGGCGAGAGCCGCGCCTTGCTGAACGAGGAACAGTGCTTTGCTCTCAGAGTCCATAATCGCGGTCGCGAGCTGAGAGAAGGCGCCCACGAGCTCGGCGTCCTGTTGGAGAAAGTAGGCATGGAGTTGATTGGCCCGCTTCCATGCGACTTCTTGGGCCAAGGCTTCCGTTGTTCGCTCTCGATCTTTGACAAGCTTTTTTCTCGCTGAGGCGCTTTGCTCATTCGCAATCATTTGATCTAGAAGTCGAACTTGAGCTTGGAGCTGCTCCTCATTCGTCATCCACATCATTTCTTGCTCTTGAACTCGCCGGTCTTGATCTAAGACGGCTTTTTCTTGTTCAAGCTTTGAGATTTCAGATTGCTTTTGTCTCTGTATCTCTACCGCTTGGTCGGCCGCCTGCTTCTCCATTTCGAGAAGCTTAGCTTTATGAAGGGTCAGCTGCTCAATCTCGGCTTCCATGGCCGCAATTCGCGCCCGAGCAGTTTCCTCCATGGCCCCACCCGGGCCAGTTCTATAAATCTCTTCGAGTGAAGCAATGCTCTTTCTAAGTCTTGTGACCTCCACGTCTACATCGCGAATGGAAGCCTTTGATTTGTCTAAGTTCGACGGCATCATTGCCGTAAAGAACTTTAGAGCCGCGGTTGCAGCACCCGCGAGAGCTATCGTAAACGGTGCAAGCAAAGCGCCCACGCTCTCAAGGAAATCACCCCAAGCAGCGCCAAGTCTTTCTATTATTCCAAGATCCCTTGCGCCGGCTTCGGCTTGCCCTTGGAATTTCTTATTGAGCGCCTCGACGACGTTGGCGAGCTTTTGACTCTCACTTGAGGACTGTTCGATTTGAATACCGTATCGGGCAAGAGCGTTGGTCTCGGACGCTATCGCCTTGCCGACTAACTCGGCTGCCGCCGAAAGATCAATACCTTTGGCCGCCGCAAAATCTAGAGTGGCCTTTGTGAGAGCCTCCGTTACCTCTTGCGTTCCAACCATGGACTGGAGAGTTTTTTGAGCCGCAATGATTTGATCGTCCGCAACACCGGTCAGATCTTGAAGGGCTGAAGCCTGTTCAAGGTACTTGGTTCTAAGGTCGCTCGTGAAGACACCCTGCTGAATCATAGCTTGGGTGAGTTGGTTAATTGCCTTCTGCTCTTCGCGGTACGCTTCAACTGTTGAATAGAGAGCTGAGGCCACAGACTTAGCAATGTTTACGACATCACCGAGTGTGATTACAAAACGGTCAAGGACTTCCTGGCCGGCCTGCTTTATCTTGAGGAGTAGTGTTGCTTCCTGCTGAGCCACTTAACGGAGCCTCCTTGCTCGTTTGCGCCTTGCTTCAGCTTCTTTATTCGCCCGCTCTTGCGCCTTCAGATCCTCTTCGGCTCCAATGCGAGCCACCAGAATGTCCAATTGGTATTTCTCGATTGGCCGCTCTATGACCTCAGAGGGCAGTTTACCATAGCGCTGTGCTATGCGATCTAGCTCTCGAAGGTTCGGTCTAGAGAGGAACTGCGGCTCAACTTTTTTTTTCCGTATGTGAAAAGCACGATTTCCGCGTAGATCTCATTGGCCAAAGCCCAGTCGGTCAGAAGATTGTCGACGGGAATGACGTCGTCGTTGGCATCTTCTTTGTTCCGGCAAATCTTCGGATGAACGACGGCAGCCAAGAACATGTCGCGAAAGTGCTCGCGTGTGGCCTTGAGTCGCTCGGCATCCATCGGCGCCGGCGCCGTCATTGCCTTTTTGTTCTTGTACTCTTCGAAGTTGGCCTGCATGACCTTCGATCCCATCATGTGCGCGAGTGGGTCGATTTTTCGAATCACGAACCTTACGCCTTGAATTCGCACGGTCTTCGTCTCAGATAGGACGTCGTTAAGGTTACGAGAACCGAACAAACGCCTGAGCCATCCCATTAATAACTTGCCACCTGATTTCGGATCACAGCGCGCATTGCGTAACCCGTGGCGGAGCTGTTATCGAGAAGAATCTGAGCGGTCACCTGAGAGGTGAGAACTTCGTCTGGCCCGCCGATCTCAGGATCGCCGGCGTCCACAATAAAGATCCTTGGCATCGTGAGCTTAAGGCTCTTTCGCAACGAAGAACCCGACATCGTGGAACCCAAGAACTCGAACTGGCCAGCAAGTAGAGTTCCCGCTTTCATAGCGTCGAAAGCCGTTTGCGTGTCATATCTCATGGTCATGTTGAACGTGAAGGCAACCATTCCGGGCGGAAGAACATCGAGGACTTCGGAGCCGATGCGGCCGGCGACTTCATCGTTCTTGAGCGAATTGCTTAAGCCGAGCTCAACACTCTGGACGTGCCAGAAGGAGCTAGACGTCAAAGAGGCAAGGGAGTTCTCTATACTCACTCGGCCGGCGACGAAACTTAAAGGCTCAAAGGAGCTTGTGGTCAGTGCGCTGGCCACGTCGTTGGAGGTCACGGTTGAGTCGACCCCAATCACGCCCACCGTCGCGCGCAAAGCCTCATCAAGTTCGGCTGAGAACATAAACTCGTTCACGCGAACGCCGTTGTATTCGAAAACCTTTCCAGTCAGGGAATCGCCCTTTCGCTGATTCAAGCAGACCGAAGGTCGCGCCTGATCGAAGTTCCCGATATCTAGTGTGTGCTCGAAGGAAGATGCGCCGGCGGTGTCACCGGTTGCCGTAGCCGACGAGATCGTGCCACCAAAGGCATTTTGAAGAAGGTAGACGAGTGCCGTCGACTCTACACATGGGTGAAACTCGAACTCGCCCTCAACCCTTCTCGTTGTCGTAGTCTTTGCCGAGTACGTCCGACTCCGATCGATCTGCTCGATGATCTTATGCTCTTGTGTGGTTTTTAGTGAGCAAGAGAGAAAGGGAAGGCCAGCCGTGCAAGTGCTGTACGTTTTGAAGGTCGTCTCCGGACCCACCGCGAGATAACCGAGTCCGCCGATTAAACTACCTGTTCCGGGCATTCCTTCTCCCCTAGACCGTGGCCATCATTTGATAGTAGTGCTCGGTCCCGATTTTCAAAACACGCTTTTCAATATCGTGAGCTTCCCTTAGAAGCTTATCACGTCGGCCAAGCTCGGATCTAATCAAGTCGCGATCCTCGGGCCTAAAGCCATATTGCATTTGTTCGGCCAGATTCCCGTAATGCTTAATTCCGAGCAGCGTCTCTTGGCTGCACTGAACGACCGGCAAATGGAAGTTGTTCACGTACTTTTCAAGCCACTTTGCCGAGTAAAGAAGGTTCGAACTCGAATAGGCATGGCTCCCGGCCCGGGTGGCGCAGTAGACATGACGCATGTAATTCGCTTTGCCGTCGCCGTCGACATCGAAGGCATAGTACTTGCCGCCAAGCCGCCACGAGTAATCAAAGCCAATCAAGAGGATCTTGTCATAGCCGAAATAGTTCCTTCGTCCAGTATTGTCGCTTTGAGTGAGAAACACGACGGCCGCGTTTGAAACGTTGGTGCCGGCCGGAATAAGATTCTGGCAACCCGATAGGCCCGAGAATTCTATCTCCGACTTGATCACGTCGTGATTTACGAAAAAGTACCGGTCTTTCCAATTGCCGTTCATGCTCCATTTGATATTCCCGCAAACGTTCATAAAAAGGGTTGTCTCATGGAGCTGGCCCTTCCACTTCTCCATGTATCGCTCGTAGTTCACATTGGCATCGGCCACGAGGCAGAAGGTCGGCTTAATGCCGTGATCAAGTAAGTGCCCGAGGGTTTTATCGATCGCAAGAATGTCGACCTTATCTTGGTGCTCCCTGATCACATCAATGTGTTCTTCAAAGGAGTAGCCGTTGGCGACGATAAGGCACGCGCGGCCTACGCCATAGTTCATAAAGTCGAGGAGTGGTTTATGTGGAGCAAACCGCGCGTGAATCTTTGAATGCTTTCGCCACACATCGGCCCACTGAGCGTAAGCGTTCTTCGACTGCGCTACCGTGGAATTTGCGTCGACCTTCAATGAACCCTCCAGCGATCAATAGAAATATTTATAAGTCAGGTCGGTAAATGCGAGTTTGAAATAAGTGTCTTCGTCAGCCGGCGAATTGTGAAAGGTGATTTCACCCATCTGAAGCCACTTCGCACCTGAGATCTCAGGGCTTTGCCGTAAAATCTCCTCGATGTTCTCCATCAGGTATTCAAGATCCTGCGAGGCCACATCATTGTAGACGTTTGCACCAGCCATGTTCGGATTGTAATTGAGCGCGCACACCGTAAGCCTAAGCATGCCCTCGCGCTTTGTTTGATTGACCGCGCCGACTGATGTGTTCTTTGGAATTTTCGTGTCGGTATAAATGCAGACCGCCGGCATCTCGGTCGTGACAATCTGGTAATCGATCGGATTCATGAGAGCGACGCGGACCACGCGCTTTGACATGTTTGAGGATAGATCCCTGATCGGCGCGCCCGTTGACGTGTTGTTATCGTCCAGCTGCGCTTTAATCGCGCTCTTTAATGTCGCAATGTCGATTACACTCACGGGCTACTTTTTGCTCCTACCACTAATCATATAGCTCGCCGTGATTTCTGCAATCCTCTCAAACGCATCGTTGCTCAGCCACATAAAATCGCGCTTGGGAAGTTTGGGCCCGCCTTCGTCGTGCGCGAGCGCATATGGAAAACCCGATTTCGTTTTCGCCGGGTTAAACCACTCGATGCCATCACGCTTTGACCGCCAATTGGTCGGCCTAAAGGCTTGCCTCAGGGATCCATCAAACTGAAGAATCTTATTGTTCTCCCGGCCAATTCGGCGCATTCGCTCTTGGTAAACGCGCGACCACGCCTTCCATTTGCCCTTTGATCCTTTTTGTTCTTCAAAGTGGCTAATGACGTCGCGGTAGACAATTGCGGAAATTGAGGTGACGAACACCTTATCGCGCTGCTCGATGTCTTTGAGGTTTTTTTGGATGCGCTCGAAAAAGGCCCTTACCGCGGCTGAGTCAAACTCAATCGTAGCCTCAGCCATTACTCCCGCTCATCCTCGATATCGTCGAGCTTATCTGGATCCGTGCCCCAATGGAGTGGATCATCTTCGGCAAAGGTGTCGACGTAGTCTTTGGTATTCGACAAGACCTGGTAGGCATCCGACCTCTCATCGATCACATCGCCACTTTGGTCGACTAGGTCAACTTCGCGCTTAATGAGTTTTTCGAGATTCTCCATGGCCATTTCTTTATAGGTCTTTGATCGGTTCACGATCTCTTTGCCGCCGCGGCTCGTATGGAGATAGTAATAAGATGCCGCAAGCCATCTTGTGATGGGAACAAGGGCCGGCGCCACAGATGTGGTGGTGTTGAACTCGGCAGCGCTAACATCGTAGCGCTGCGCGAGCATTTCTTTTACTTTAGCCTCTGCGTCCGCGATTGCCGCGTTGGCGAGGTCCGTCGTTGTGCTCGCCCCCGACAGACTGCTGTCCGGCATTATCGCTTGCAGATCCGAGAGCTGAATTATCGCCACCTAAGGCCTCCTTCGCATCCTTGGCCGGCGACACTCCATGGTGGCCGCTCAGCTTCAAGGTCTTAACCGGCGCACCGGCTTCGTCGAAAAATGTGAACTGGCCGTCACGCTTGATCTTCTCGAACTGCTCCTTGTGGCGCTTGCCGCTGAAAAAGTACTGGGAGTAAACGCTTCCAGCCTTGTTCTTCTTGCGGATCAGGACTTTCTTGCCATGGATCTCGAGCCACTCGTCCACTTTGACTAGGGACTTCTTACCTTCGGCGTCCTCTTTCTTGAGGCGCTCAAGGTATTGATCCTTGCGCTCTGGCGGCAGGTTCTCGATGTTTTCGGGGTTGATGATCGCGGCCTTGCTGGCCTCGTGGATGGCGCCCTTGTTGTCGGCTCCTCCGGCGTCGTTAGCAGACATGTTTCTTCTCCGGTATGAAAGGTTTTGTTTTTAGGAATCCCGGGGGCCGTTACTCCCCCAGGATTATCAGTTTCAAGAATAATTAGGCGAGCGTGTCTTTGATCAGGTAGCCGGCCAGGGAGGCCACGACTTTTGCCTGATAAAGCATGCCGACTTCGATCGCATCGGCCGAGCGCTTCTCTTCGCGCCAGCTCTTAACGAGCGCTTTGTTGCTGCGGAACACATAGCCCGCCGACGGCTTTAAGGGGCCGGCGCGCTCGGCGCGGTAACCCACAAAGACGTTATCGCCCCAAAGCGGAGAGATCGAGGAAGCCACGCCTTCGGCGGCCGTATCGATCACAGCTTTTGGAACGAGCAATTTTGGCAGATCGAAGAGACCAGCAAGCATCGCCGGGGTGATGTCCACCGACGTGTACTTGATCCGGTCGATAATCGAGGTGTGGTTCTTCGCCGCAATCATCGCGCGGTGAGGAATGATCCCGATGTTCTTCTCATAGCCGCTGTTCTCCATAACCACGGTGCCCGCGGTATCCATTTGCGGGATCGGGTTAGAAGTCGTGGTGTCGCTCGACCACTGCTGGGCAGCGCTCAGAGACACGTTTTGCGACCACGAAGTCGAGGTGAACAAATCGGCCACGCTCTTTTCCATCCGCTGGAGGATCTTGTCAGTCAGCTCCTCAGTGGTGTCGGCGCGAAGATCCGATAAGTCATAGTTCGACTTATCGCGATCAGTAATATAGTCGACGAGCGCATGCTCTTCGAGCGTATATGTACCGGTCGAGACTGCGAAGCTGTGTTCGCGGGCCTCGGCCTTGTTCGCGCGGGCGGTTTCCGGCAAGCGGAAATTTCGGTCATAGATCCGGTATTTGTCCGAATCCTTTGCAACCTGCAGCTCCGGGAAAACCTCCATAGCGACGAAGTTCGTGTTTCGATACTTGATCGAAATGCCCGAGAGCAGCTGGTCAACATGGACTAATGCTGAATTATCCATTCATGCACCTACTTGATGAACCCAGGCATGACCAAAACGTTGGCGACGGTACCAGTCAGAGCAACGGTTGCTCCAAGCAGTACACCACCATATGCGCTCGGCAATGTGAGGGAGGTTGTGGTTTGGGCCAGGGTGAAAGGAATGCCTCGGCCGGACGAGTCCGACGCGACCAGCTTTCCCGAGGTGACGGTGTCGTTGAAATAGAGTTCAGCTATTTCACCGGGGCCGGCCACAGAGATTGCTTGGTTGATGTCCTTGACGGTATCGCGGGTGATACCGATCGGAAGCACGTCCGACGTCGGCGGATATTCCACCGTGTTGGCTGTGCTCGAGACACACGAGACAAACCTTTGAGCGGCCAAAGTGGCCAGGACCTTGAAACTTTGTTTCACGATTGCTCCTTAGGTTTTGTTGGCGCCGATAGTCTTCATCAGTGCCGTGTAAGCGGACCTGAAGGAGATCTTGTGTTCGGCGGCGTATTTTTCGACGTCTTGATTGGTCAAGCCCTTGCTGCCCTTTTCACCCTCTTCCGAATTTTCATCGAAATTAACGGAAGACTTGGCGGCGAACAGTTTGGCAAGTTCCTTGACGATTTCAATTTTGCTCAAATCCTTCTCTTCTTTCTCGAGCTTAACGGAGAAGGTGTGGGCCTCGGTCTCTTGACCGAAGAGGGCCGCAACATAGGGTCTCATACCCTTGGTGATGTGTTTTTCGGAGATCAGCAAATCGATTTCGCGATCGATTTGAGTTTGCTTTTCCTTTTGCTCAGCTGCGAAGACCTTCTTCTCGGCCTCGGCCTTTTCTTTTTGGGCTTGTTCAGCTTCGGCTTTTGCGGCGTCGGCGTCGGCCTTGAACTTCTTAAGCTCCGCGGCTTGCGCCTCTTCGCGCTCTTTTGCGGCCTTGAGCTCGAGTTCCAGTTTCAATTCGGCTTCGGTTTTCATCGATTCCCTTTCTTTGAATTCTCGATTTAAAAAGGAGTAGTGGCTGGTAGTTGCCTCGTCCTTATTCTCAATCTGCGCCCTTTGATCGGCAATATCCTTTAGTCCATAAAGGGCCATGAAATCGTTGAGGTTCATCACCCCTGGAGTTTCAGCACCCAAAAGAGCAAGGCCCGTGATCATGTACTTGTAGGTTTTGTCCTTGATCTTTACATTGCGCCACTGCTCGATTGAAACCTTCCGGTAGGCTTTCCGCTCAAGAAGAGAGTGGATCTTTTCTGGAATGTGTGTGATGTCCGCGAAAAGCTTCTCGCCCTCTCGGTACATGTTCGCAATCCAGCCTGCGGCCGGCAGCCCCTCACTTTGAATGAACTTTTGTTCGTTGTCGTGGCCGAGCTTTAGATATGGAGGAAGGGTCTCTTTGGTTTCCTCAAACGCTCTGACATGTTCGTCGAGATCAGCGACATCGAAACTCTGCCCATTCCAGGTCCCGGTTGAAAAGATCTCGACACGCTTTTTTTCCATCAACTTCATCGTGGCCCCTATCGGGTTGAGAAACCCTTGCCTTTATTTTCGTCGATGAATTCATCGATCGATTGACCGTTTACGTTAGCGGTCGGTTCAAAAGTCTCGAAAATCGTAATCGGAATGAGCACGGATCTGCAGTTGAAGTGCATCGGCGGGATTGGCTCCTTGCCGATCTTGAACGTTGTCCCGTGAAGACCGGCGCATATATCAGATGTCCGGTCATCAAGGATGGCGGAATACTGAAATCCCGCAACCGCTCCGCTTTCCGTGAATTCTTCAACGCGTGCGCGGTTCATTACCTCTGTCGTCTTCGTGCGCGAGTAGCGCTCAATCGACTGCATGGAGAGCTCTTTGATTTCGCCCTCGGCCTGCTCAAGCGCCCACGCAAGGGGGCGCCCGTCCTTGATGGCGTTTTGGAGCATGATTCTAGTTGCCTGGTTCACTTTGTATTCCCAGTCGCCAACGTAATCGAAAGTCTCGTTCTCGACGAACTCGAGGAACTTGTCAGAGGCGAGTGGAGTTTTAAACTTCAGCGTGAAGATCTCTTTTCGCGCCGTGATGCGGGCGTCTTTATAGAATTTAGTGAAAGCGGATTTGAAATGCTGCTGGAGATTTTTAAGGCGGCCGAGCTTTATGGAATCGATTCGCTCAGGGTGTCCGTCTAAGATCTTTTTCTTTTCAATCTGGTCGGACAAGTCGACAAAGATTTCGTCCACGATTGGACGGGCTTCATCGACTGTCCGTTTCTCAACGCTTAAAAGCTGCTCTTCTAGCGCTTTGAAGTCGACTTTCTGGCCGTAGTCGATTTGCGGCCTTTGGTACGCTGAGTAGTCTTGCTTGTCGGCTTCTTCTTCTTCCGGATCATTTTCTTCGTCGTTGCCATTTTGGCCTCCATTGGGTTTTTTGCTTCTCTTCTCGAACCCGCCTTCGCCGGATGGATCGACGTAAACTGGGTCCTCGTGAAACTCCACTGTACCCTCAGGAAACTTAATAATGGAACGAAAATGATTGATCTCATCAGGTGTGGGCTTATAGGCCCGGCCTTTTACGGCCTCGAGGAAGAGGCGCGCGTAGTTCTCAGCCTCATCATTTGAAATCGGAAGGAGCTGAAATTTCGGGAACATTTTAACATTCCCATAGTTCCAAACCACGAGCGGTTGAACGATATGCTTGTTCACAACCCGCTCGAGAGTTCGCCTTCGCCGCTTGATGTGCTGCATGAAAACATTCATCTGCTCGCGGCCGAGCGCCTGGCTGCCGCCGGTTTGAGACTCCGACCCCGAGAACCCAAGTAGATCTGGAATCACGAGTGATCGGCCAATGAACATATTCATCAGGTTCACGCCGCGGATAAAGGCTTCGCCGTTTGACTTGGCCTCTAAGAATTCGACCTCAATATCCTTTGGCAAAACGAGGGCGGTCTTTTGCATGAACTTCTTAATAATGGCAAAGATCTCAGTGACCTTATCCCGGGGTGTGTTTTTGTCGTACTTCGCAACCGGTACAGGGGAGGCGTACTTTTCGGCGAAGATCGAGAAGTAGCGAATCAGGTGGCGTTTCACCATCCAGGCCTCATAGGCCTTTCTTAAATCACTCATCCCGTAGGGGTTTTGCCACTTAGGATTATTGATGTAATGGATTAGCGACTTGGGCGGAACGCTTAGGGTTTCTTTATAGCCCCGCTGTTCAAAACGCTTAACGTTTCCGTGCTTATCCGTATGAATGAGCCAGCTATTGGGGTGACGGGTTTTAAGCGCACGGAAAGTGAGCGAATTATCGTCTCGAAACTTAAAGATCTTTTCAGATAGCGCAAAGCCATAGGAGTAGGAGTTATCGATCATCTCCTCAAGCATGTCGTCGATTGTGTTCTCGGGGTCCTCTTCAAGCCGCTGGTAGACGTCATCGGCGATCGACTTCTCGCCGCCCTTTTCAGTGACCAGTGTCCAGCCGCAGCCAACGACTAGGTCTTTTTTAAGCTGCATACAAACGGACGCCTGGTCATCGTTTGTCATCTCCTCATAGATCCGGTAGTCACCCGTTTTGCGATAAAGGTCATCGGCGTTATAGGGCTTCATCTGGGTTTGCGGAACGTAAGGCGAATCGGTCAGCGAGCGTTCGGCGGTTCCGAAGTAAAGATCCCTAATCGGGTTAGCACTTGTTTCAGATTCGGGCCTTGCTTCGGGCCCTACTTCTTCGTCAGCCATTTGATCCACCCTTTTTCTTTTCGTCTGAGTTTGCGATATGGATCTGATTCTTCCAGAATTCACGCGCCAAGGATTCACTGAAGACCGGGTTTTTTAGGGGCGCTCCGCGGAACAGATCCTGGCGCGTGTTCTTTTTCTTTGGTCGGTTTTGCTCAGACACCTTGCTCACCCAAGAAGAATTTTGTTGTGGAGGTCGTCATAAAGGCCGACTGTACCTTTGGCCTTGATGCACATTTGGATGCCAATGGCCGAACTGATAACGCAGTCGTCATTCTCACCCTCCTCGGCTTCAATCTTACCGTTATTGTCGATCAGGGTTAAACATTCGGCCAAAGTCTCTCTCGAGTTGATTGTGGCGGTTTCATTCTCGATACCGTCTATAAATGCGTCAACCATGATGGGACGGGTGATCGAGTCGGTTTTCCAGCCGGCGAGCTTATCGCCTTCATTCTCCTTGAAATAATAGAGATTTGGATAGTCGAGATGTTCCTCAAGCTCGAGGAGAACAGCATGCCCATGATTGTTGCGCTCGACGCCAAGGAGCGGCCATAGTCTTCCGGTTTTTGTATACCGGGCGCACAGTTCGTTTAGTTTGTGCGCAAATTCCCGGGGGCGCCACTTGTTGGACCTCACTTGCGCAACCTCTTCCATGGTTTCCACATCGAACATCGTGCCGACTGAATAATCGCGGCCAACACCTTCGGCGGTATCCGCCCCGCATGCGTAGACGCGCGAGCTATCATAGGTCTTCCAAACCTTAAGCTCACCGGTGTCCTCGATTGGCTCCGGCGCTCGGTCGAGCATCCGTTTAACCCGGTCAAGATCAAGGGCTGAGCCGCCAGATGAAACAAAGCACGTGATGTCGTCCTCTGGGTATTCTTGAAGAAAGAGCTCTTGTTGGTCTTCTTGTTTCGATCTTCGAAAGGCGATCTGATCCTTCGTGATCGAAATACCGTATTTAGCCTTTACCGTTTGCATGAATTTCTTCTCCTCAAGGCTCAGCTCTTTAATCCGGTTTCCGTCCTTCACGTACTCGGGGTTAAAGAACCAAGGGAAGAAGAGTTTCGCGAGCTCGTCGGACTTCGCAATCCAGCGCTTATAGAAGTGATTACCAAGGCCGTTGGGAGTTGATTCAAAGGTCACGATGCCTTTTGGTGGAACCGTCTCAAGGGCTGCGCGCACTCGATCGGGCTTACAAAACGCCGCCTCTGAGATGTGGAGCCAATGGACCGTGTCACCCCGCACTTGGAGCGCACAGTAGAATTTGCCGTTGATATCGGGGAACCTGAGTTCTGTGGACGAGCCACCACCGCGGTCAAGGCGCGGCTTAAAGGTCGGATGCATGAACTGGTAAAGCTGCTTTACCTTGCCGAAGACCTTCCCTAAGTTGTCTTCACAATCGGCCATGATACAGGCCGTGCGGTTTCTCCCAAAGCTTACGAAATCGAGCTGCTTTTTCGCCTCGCCAGTCGTCACCCCGCCCTGGCGGTACTTAAGGATCATCTTCCGGCGCGAACGATTCTCGTTGATCCGCTTTTGAATCCAGTTCTCTTCAAACCTGACGAGTTTTCCGTTCTTATCGACGATGCGATAGAGGTTATTGCAGCGCCAGCGCCAGTCCTTGAGCCTGGGATCCATCAGTCTTCCCAGCGGTCTTTGTCTTCAAGCTGATCAAGCTCCGTAGCTATAATTTGGTTGACCGTTCCGATATCGAAGTTCGATTCCTTGGTGTGCTGATCTTCGAGCTTTATCGTCTCTTTCTTACCCCAACGTTTTGCGTTCTTTCGCTCAAGTATCCAGGCGGCGGCCCGCCAATCGCTCTCAGCCGCATTCTCCACGTGCTCAAAAATCTTCCCCTCGCCCTGCTCAGCCGCGATTTCAATGGCTTGAAGGAATTCGGCGAAGGGGCCGTCTTTTTCCTTATTGCCCTTCTTCATCCACTCATAGAGGGTGACTTTTGATATGTCAGCGTAGGCCGCGGCCGTTTCAATATACCAACCGCGCCTTAGAGCATCGCAGATCTTCTCCACGATTTCTCGGGAGATTTTAGACGGACTTTTCCGGTCCCTGTTTCGTTTGAACGCCGGCACTTGGAACCCCTTCAGGGGAACTGTATCGGCGTGAATCGCTGCCTATTTCAGTGGCTGTACCATTTCGATACTTCGCAACCATCTGCGGGCGCTTAAAATTGTGCTCGATCTTATGCGTTCGAATCTTAGAGTAAACACCTGAACGCGTGAGACCTAGGATCTGAGCGGCTTTGGCGATGTCGTGATCAACCACCTTCATGACCGCAACAAAATAGCGGCGCTCGAGCTCTTTTAATGTCGGCTGATCCGTGACCGTGAATTCAATGGCCTTATCCTCCACCTGAAACCTCCTGATTGGTTAAATTTGGTTCTCGTGTGGGGGTATTTTTCAATTCAATCTCAGGATCAGGGCCTCTATAAAGGCGATTCAGGCATAGCACATCCTTTAAAAGGACATGTGCCGGGTTGTCGTTTACAAAACCAATAAAGGCCGAGAGATCCTTTGGAAAGCATTTGCCGCCATAACCGAGGCGGCCGTCCGGGCCCGGCACATGGGTGTGGGTTTCATTGATGTAGCCAGAGGCCAGCACCATTTCTCTCACGCGCTCGAACTGAAGACCGTGCTCAGTGCATAAGTGATAGACCATATTGAAGTACGTGACCTTGAACGCCCCAAAGGAGTTATGGGCGTATTTCGCAAGCTCACACTCCATGGCCGATGCCCAGCGAATGCGCTTTAGATTTCCGAATATGGATACGAACGGAACCCACCAATTCGCGTCCACTTTAAACTGATCGGGATAACCAATGATCACGTCTTGATTGCAGAAGTCTTGGAAGGCGGTTCGCTCGGTCAAAAACTCAGGCATGGCGATGATGGCTCGGCCGTAAATACTAGAGAGCGTGTCGCAGGTGCCAGGTACGACGCTTGATCTGATTACAATGTATTTCGCGAGCATTGAGGCCTGAATGGCGGAGTGGAGGATTGTTAAGTCCTGCTTAAAGCCTTTTGTTGGAACGGGAACTGAAATGAAGGCGACCTCAACCGACTCGTCGATTGGATCTTTTTTCCCTTGAGGCGGATCCCATATGCCGATTGAGACTTCGGGCAAATGGGTTTCAAACCAAAGCCTTAAGGCTCCGCCAACAATTCCGTTTCCGACAACAGCAATTCGCATGTGTGCTTAATGCCCCTCTTCCAATCTACTTTTGGCTCGTAATTCAAATAGGTTCTTGCAAGGTTGATGTCCGCATAGGCGTCAGCGATATCATTCTCACGCGCGCGAACCATCTCAACCCATGGGCTCTTTATCCCTCTGACCGCCGCATGAACCGTAATTTCACGCTGAAGATCGAGGAGGGAGACGCTCTGGCCACAACCGATATTGTAACAGCTGTTCGCGGCACTACTCGGTGCATGGGCTGCAAGCATGTTCGCATCAACCACGTTATCCACATAAGTGAAGTCGCGCTTTTGTTTTCCAGTCCCTTGAATGACCATAGGCTCGCCAGATCTGACAGCCCGAATCCATTTTGGAATGACGGCCGCGTATTCAGAATCAGCCCGCTGAAAGGGCCCAAAGACATTGAAGTACCTTAGGCCTATGACCTCTAACCCAAAGGCCGCAGCCCAAGCGAGGGCCTGCACCTCGTTCATGTACTTAGATGCGCCATAGGGATTCTTTTGCCAACCAACCGGATCCATCGTTTCAACGCGCGCGCCGTCGGCACACTTACCGTAGATGGAGCTTGAGCTCGCAAAGACGAACCGCTTTACGTTTTGTCGGTGCTGAAGGACCGCGCCGAGTACGTTGTTAAACGCCACGACATTTGACTCGAATGTGTTTTGCGGATTCCTAAGGCTTCTTGGAATACTTCCCAAGGCGGCCTGATGAAACACCCACTCGATATCGGGGTGAACACGAAAAATTTCGAAGATGACGTCGCGATCGAAAAGGTCGCCTCTGACGAAGTGAATGCGGCCAGCGGGGAGATTTGCGTGTTTTTTGTTAAGGCGCTGCACATTTTCGATGGTGCCGGTCGAGAAGTTGTCGACGCCGACGACAGTGTAACCTTCTTCAAGGAGTCGATCGGAAAGGTGTGAACCGATAAAGCCAGCAAAGCCGGTAACCAGACACTTTCTCGCCACGTCCGTATGGCCCCCTTCGAAACCTCATCTGATTGAGGTCTTCAAAGACAATGCTAAAAGCTTAAGCACAGGGATTTCCAATTCTAATTTTATTCTAATTCAATTAAACTTTTGATTTGAACGCATCCAAGGAAGGAGAATTCGCGTATGGCAAGAGCGAAAATCGAAGTGCGAGAGCCCATTATCGACCACATTCCGGTCACTTGCACGAAGTCCCAGAAGGCGCGCTACCAAAGAATCGCAGGCCGACTTGAGGCGATGAGCAAGCCGCACAAGAAAATCTTAAATGAAGAGGCGCGCGTCGGTCTTGAAAAGGCGATGAACAAAATCGAGCGTATGCTTGATAGCGGTGAAATCTCGGCTTAAGGCTCTACAGACCACTCCCTAGTCCCGCCGACACGTATGTCGTGTGATAAACTGTATTAGAAATCTTTTCCCTGGGGCTGATCACGGACGAGAGGCTTCTGGGGGCCAATTGATCTCGTCCTCGAGCACCGATGCAATTAAAGGATTGGGAAGAAAAAATCGTAGCGATTTTAGAGGAGAATTTGAACGATGAGGCGATCAGGGAGTTCGAAGGCGAAATCTTGCGCCTTGCCACTCGGATCGCAAAGGAAGTCGTTCAAAAGGCGATCGAGGATGAAAAGGATTCTTGGGCTTCTATCGTTTATTGCGATATCGACGTACGCCACTAAGGCGTGGGCCAATGCTATTGTGGGCCCGAAAGTGCCCGTGGCCGGCGGCCAACTGACGGCGGTCATTACCGAACTCGTTCAACAATCACTCTTCTGGATCGCAATAGGCAACGTGGCCGCGATCTTATTCAATGTTTGGTGGAGCACAAGAGAGCGAAATCAAAGCGCCTCTGCTGCTCAAATCAATAAGATGACAGAGAACTTAAACACCCTTATCAAAGACATCGAAGTGGTCAAGGCTACGATGGCCCACAAATCAGACATCAGAAAAGAGATTTACGACACGGTTGAGCTTCTTCTTCATAGGAATTTAAAGAAATGAGAAGACTCTCAAGCCCATGGACTTTCTTTGCGGTCTGGCTCTTATTCATGACCATGCTCGTGAAGCCCGGCTGCCACAAATACGCCCTTGAAAAGTGCGACGCCATTTGTGCCACCAAAGGAATGGAATGCGCAGGCATCACCGTTGGACTCATCGACAAAGGCCAATGCAAAGAGAAGTCGAAGGCGCCTTCTAATGGATTACGTCGGCGATAGCGTTACGCCCGCTTCCTAGCGGTCTTCTTGGCGGCTTTAGGTCGAACAACCTCAATGGACTTGTGCACGGGCTTCTCTTGGCCAGGCAAAACATGGCACACGGAATCGATCGCATCCAAAATCAAGTCATTCATACTAATCCCTCTGACATCAGAGATCGCCTTAACTACGTGATGCACTTTCTCGGAAAGGCGCAAAGGAAACTGCGCTTGCTTATTGGCTGAGGCCGCGGGCGTAGGCAATGGCTCTCTCTTTGCCTCAAGAGTTTCCAAAACTCCCAAAACCGCCTCATCAGAATTAGCCCAGGCCTCCTTAATCGTATCTCCGTGAGTTACGCAGCCTGGAAGTTCGAGCACGCGAATAATATAAACCTGATCCTCATCCGACCAGCTCAGGATTCTGGTATAACGCTTAACCAAATACTCTTTATTGTTACTCATTTTCCACTCCTATGAACTCCATTGCCTCTTTTATCATATATCGTTTCAAATCCTTTGAATGGGTTGCTAGCACGAAGACACGACCGGGCAGGTGATAAATTTCATGAGAACCCTTAGTTCGAACATGTTCGGCGCCAACCTGCTTTAAGAGCGTTCGCAATTCCTTCGCGTTTATCGAGCCATTCTTTAGTTTAGCGATTAATTTCTCAGTGCTTGCCATATATAGAAGATATCAGTTGTGACATCACATGTCAATATCAAAAGTGATATCAGCACCCGGTTCCGTCGCCCGGGATCTTCTGTAGTTTCCATGGTTCAGGATGAGTTTGGCTGCAGCTCGGGCATTGAAGGTAGACGTGATATGAGACGCTATTTGGCACATGCCACAGATCAAGGCAGCCGTAGCGCTTATGGAAGTCAGCGATACTCCTAATCGGCGCATGCTGGTGGCCTTCGATGTCGGGCTCAGGGCCAAGCAATTCTAGAACTTTCGCGATTAAGGATTTTGGTAAAAGCACCTCGCTGCCATCGCGGTCCAAGGCTTGTGTTAGTGCTTCACGTACGGTCATAACTTCACCCCCGGCACACCAATGCATTCCTCTTTAAGGACGGTCAGCTCGTTTCTCAGATGTTCTATTTGATCGGCCCGCTTCGCCGACACGCTGATGTAAGTTAGGAGCAGGATCAGAAGAACGGCGCACGCGGATTGGCTTAAATTCATATGTCTCCTTTGGACTGCGACACGATTTTTCTAAAGGCTTCCATGTCGTTCTCCTCGATCAGAGCATGGAGCCACCTTAAAGACTGCTGCATGTAAGCTTCGGCAACGGTGACGTCCGTGCACCATAGTGTTTCGTCTTCGGCCTGGGCCTCGACAGCTTTTAAAACGTGTAATCGCCACTTATCCATTTCATTCATTCTAAATACCTCTTCCGCCTCTCTGGGGTGAGGGCTTCATCAATGTCGCCCGATACGTTTGCGTAATAAAGGTCGCCAGTGTCGTCGAGCGCGACTTGCAGCGCTGGCTTTACTTTCTCCAGCGCCACGGCCATTTTCTCGAGCATGGCCAGTGCGCGGTCGCGTTCGGCGCAAAGTATCCGCTTTTCGGCTTGCACCAGTGTTCGCGTGATGTGCTCTTGACCGGCAATACTTAACATTTCGAGGCTTTCACTTTTCAGCCGCTCGACTTCGACCTTAAGCTCATCCCTCTCGCGCTTCATTTGCTCGAAGGCTGAGTGTTCGATGACGTGGACGCGTTCGGGCTTTTCCACCTCCGGAGTTATCTCAGAGTCGCGTGACACAAACCATTTCATCGCATCGTGATCTGTGCTGTAATTTGAACAGAGCGTCCACTCCCTCACCTTCGGCTCGCGCTTAGGGTCGGTCTCATCGTGTTTTGACACGTACTGTTCCTTTGCACGGTTTGTTTTTGTCGTCGGCACGTCGAACGATTCCGCATCGTTTACAGGATTGAATTTTTTGAGAGCCAATTGCGAGTGATCTCCAGTCGTGCCCGACCTCGTCGTTTGTGTACGTCATATTTCCCTGACCGTTCGTTATTGGTTTTTTACCCATCACGTCCCCTCCTTACCGAGCAGCGCCTCGAGTTTAGCGAGTGCTTCTCCATTGTGTAGAACCTCAGAGCAAAGCTTTTTGGATATGATGTCGGGGCTATCCCTAATGATTTCCTTCAGGCATTCAGTAATCTCAGATTCACGCTCAGCCAGCGCCTCAAGGAGCGGGCGAAGGCGGGCGTTTTCATTCCATTCACCACGCAAAAATTCTAAATAATCGCGGTCCTCGCTATTCATATCTTCAACGGCTAACGCCTTTTCAAATTTAGATGCGTCGTACTCCGTAGCCTTTAGCACTTTTTCTTTGAGGGTCATAAGTCACCGATCTTGTAAAAGCGCCCGACACCAAAACGGCCCATACTTTTCAACCTGCGACGGCTGTAACCCGATGAAGGAATCATCTCGTCCGTCCAGTATGTGTTTCTGCCATCGAACAAAATAACTTGCCATAACCAATCGCATCTCTCTGGACCATAAAGCCAAACTTCCATCACTCCCCCTTCGCCAGTCGCAGCAGTTCGGCGTCGTCGGCGGCTTCGCTCAGATTCTCACCGAAATGCTTTACGTATGCTCGGTAATCGTTCCTCTGCTCAATCGCAAGCCGCAGCATCTTGATAAGCGTGGGCACGTCGGCGACATACTCATCGCCCATCGTGTAATTCGCCATTGCAATTTCGCGATTTTCGCCCGCGCCGTCGTAACACTCAGTCGCATCACTCACCCTCTTCTCCACCTGCTCTAAGTACTCGTTTAGGGTTTTCACTTCACACGCTCCTTTAATTCAGAGAGGGACTTAACTATGGCTCTAAAAACTTCTCTGTCACTCTCGCCGATTTCGCCCCGCCCAGTTCTTTCAGCATAAGTAACTATCCACTTGTTCCCGCACGCTTCAATCACCGGCCAAAGCAGCGAGACGGCGGCGTCGAACATCTCCTGCGGACCGCGCTGATAAACATAAAGTTGTGAGTGTTTCATTAGTTCTTTAACTAACTCGTCCCTCACCTTATCCAACTCAGCGCGGGTTATCATTTGGACTGCTCCAGAAGTTTGCGTGCGCGATTTTCTAGCTCAATCAATACCTCAGCCGGAATATTTAAGTGACCACCGCTTTGCTTATATTGTTCACCTGATTTCGGAGTGTATGAATATTCCTTTAGCGTTTTGATGTACTCACTAAGCAAACTCTCAGCCGTATCTCGCTGAATCGGTTTTTCGCCAATCATTAATGCTTGCGTTTGATAATAGTCGTTTCGATAACCATCAATGGTTGTAGTATTTAAAATAGCCCCATCAGTTTTTGACCGTGCAATGTAGACCCTCACGCCCTGCTCTAAAATGCGCTCTAGGTCTTCTGCGTTTATGTAATTTGCCATTGAGCCGGTCTGTACCTCAAGCCCAAGCTCTTTGATTCGGGGGTAGGTCATCTGCACAGCCATCCTTTCAGAAAGAGTTCGTAAATCATCATGAAAAGCAGCATGCTCGATGCTTGAAACATAACCCCAGCCTATTACTGTTTTCATTCCTTCATCTCCGATACCTTGGCGTCGCACTTATCGTCCACTTGCTCGCCAGCCATGAATGCAACCGTGTCGTCGGGATAAAATACGCCAAGCTGTAGCGTGTGGTCGGATGTATAACCGCCTGGATGCGCCTTGCGAAACACAACTTGATTGTCGCCGAGCGTGGTTTTTAGTTTGCTCAATGCATTTATCAATTCACTGATTCTCATTCTCTCACTCCTTAAAGGTCTCGGCGCCTGCTCGAGGTCTGTATGAAGTCTCCACTCGCCCAGGTGGACAGTCCTCAATCTACGCCGGGCCAACGCCAGCGCCTTGACCAAAATTTTAAAGCTCGCTCTCGTTAACCGGGCACACTTGCACAATCGCAGAATTCGCCGACATCATGACGAAACTTAATTGCGTGAGCGCCGTCGCTTTCTCGCGCGACTCAGGACATTCTTTTTCGATCAAGAACGCCAGTTCACGAACCTTGCGCCGAATGCCCGCCATCTTATCGACGGTCGCTTTATCCGGGACGTGATTCGTGAAGCGCGAAACGATTTCCTTGTACTTTTGTTCGCTGATACCTAGTTCCATATTTCTCTCCTTTGCCTTTCGGCTGTTTAAAAATCCGCGAGCCGCCTGGGCCGGACGCGACTCCGACTGAATGGTAAAACCTAGGACCATGCCCACTCGACTAACCTAGGATTGCGTCTGCGTGTCTCTAGTTTCGGCGGCCTTAAGACCACACCTACTCCAGCTTCCCACGCCGCCAAACGACTCGCGGAAGAATTACTTTAGAACTCATATTGATCGAGTAAAATGTCCTGAATCTTCAGCGCAATATCCGCGTGACCCGCAGATCTAAACTTACGCGACAACTTCAGGAGTTCTTGATTCAGGCCAGACGGAACATCGGGCTTTTCTTCAGGCGCCGTCCAGTCTCCACCGTTCCATGGCGCATGCTTTGGCCAGCGCTTGCCATACTGGTTCTTAAGATCCACGACGGCCTCAACGATACTTCTTGCGACGTACCGCCTTCGCCCAATTTTGTCGCTCGGGATCAGCTCTTTGTAGATCATCTGATTGACGCCCGACTCGGTTAAACCAAGCTCTCTGGCCGCCTCTTTCGTAGACAATTGCTCTGCATCGATCACGTACCACCTCCATCTGTTTGGTTAAATTGCACATTGGAAACTGCCTTCTCGACTAATCCCGCCTGCTTCATTCTCTCGATCTGTTGGCCGAGATCTTCTGAGTGTTTCTTCCAGAAGTAATTCCGGTCCCTCATGCCAAGCATAAATCCAAACAGGAATGCCAACATCAGCGACGAGAGCCACACGAAATCAAGTGTCGTCATCTTCAAACTCCTTAACGAGGCTTGGGTTCTCCTCCGCCTCAAGTGTGAACTGCAGAACTCTTTCAGCTCGTCCGCGGTTGATTAAGTAAAGGGGCGAGCGCCCCTCAAAGGCTTTATTCTTCATCAGGAGCCACTCGCGGATTTCTTCCGAATCAAGACCACAAATCATCAGCGATTGAATGATCTCAATGCTCGAAATGGTAAGCCGCATTTCCATTATTCCTTGATCTCGCATTTCAGGTGAACTCCGTTGAAAAGCTGTACATGACTCGTTTGTCGCAAAGCCCTGACGATTGAATCCTCGTGAACTAGCGCGCCCAAGATCCACGCGATCCCGATCCCGATTGCGGTTAAGACGTGGGTTTTCATTTCTTCCTCCAGGTCTCGACAATGCCTGCGAAGTTTTCAGGGTTAATGATCTCGGCATCGTAAAAGCCCTTGGTGAAATCACCGGCCAGGTGGCAGCGCGCGCGCATCTTTCCATTCATGAGGTAAACGGTAAAAACGATTGGCTCTTCTGGTTGCGGCTGACCTGAAACTTTTGGGAGGTCCTTCGGTGTGGTCAAAAAAGGCCTTACTGCGTTCATGGCTTTGGCTCGTCTCGTTTTGACATAAGCTCTAAAACGCTTCCCGTGGCGGTTAACTCACTTTTCCTGGCTGCTCCCGGCATGGTGTTGATGGCTCTATCCATAGCCTCAGTGCCGTAGCGAAGGAGCGCCTCAGCTTGATCGCGGAACTGAGCCTGGAATGTGGTTACATCGAAGTTGCAGCCAAGGTTTTCACAGATGTAGAGCCAGCCGCCGTACCGTTGCACAATCGACCAGCCAACGGGCCCGATGTAGACTTGGGCCTCTTTTGGGTTGGTGTAGCCGAATTTGGCCACCGAGCCTACTACCCGGCCAGCGATCTCCCTGGCTTGCGCTTCGGGCGCAACGTATTCTTCCGGATTCACGAGTACTCGAATGTCCGCTGGAAGCGGGAAGGTGCGATTGGCTGGGTTAGATCTCCACCGGGAATAGGCTGCGATGCATTTTCGCGGATCCAGGTCGGCCAGGTCGTCGACGTACATCTGGATCACTTCGTCCATTGCAGATCTGCCGTAATAGCCGAGAGTCAGGACGATGGCTTTCTTCAGTTCATGGCTCATAGTTCACCCCTATCGATTCGTTCAAGTTGAGACCGGATTGCTCCGGCTGTGTCTGAGTGGCGGGCTTCGGTGCCGGTTATCGCTGATCCTCGCGCCCACTGGGTTCGAAGTGCTTCCGCGTCCGACACGCAAAGCCCAATGTCATGGCATTTGGCTACATAGAAGGCTTTTGGATGCCGGACGTAGAACTCGACGACATCGATCGCCTCCTTGCCTAGCCGCTTCGCCAGCTGCTTGATCTGCGCGTTTACTTTGGCGTTACGTACGGGTTCGGTTTTGTAGCGGCTGAAGTAAGCCCGCGAATAGCTGTCCCAGATTGAAACCTGGAGAACTTTGTCCGGCGGGGGAGCGGCCGCCGCCGGCGCCGCGGGAACCTCTTTAGAGCCAGAGTCAGAGGTTGAGTCGGAGAAAGAGGGAGAGAAAGAGCCAGAGGAAGAGGAAGAGATAGAGGAAGAGGGCTTTTCTGGCTTTGTTTGGGTTTGCTTTGGGTTCTTTTGGGTTTTCGGCCGCCCGCCCTTCCCGCCATTCTTTACCTGCTTCGAAAAGAAGGCCTGATAGGCGTCAGCGCCCGCGATGTGCACAAGCCCGCCGCGCACCTCGGCCAGCTCGCAATCGATCCAGTCTTGATAGTTTTCAACGAACTTGAATTCCTTAAGCGGGATCGGCCGCCCTTTGTGAGCCAGCACAAGCCAATTGATTTCGACCCTCATCCCATCGGCCAGGCGGCCCGATCCGAGACGCTTTTCCAGCGCCGTCCGGCGCGGATCGGTCTTCCACTTCTCGTCGATGTTCTGCCTCATGTTGCCCCCTAAAGATGCCCTCTTGCGTTGCCGAAAATTTGCGGTAGAATTTAGTTTCAATGCCGCGGTTCATGCGGCGATAAATCTCGAAATGTGAATTGATTGAGTGTCCAGATGGTGTCCAACATGGTTCGGACATGTGCTGGTCTTTACTGGATATAACTGTTCTAACGTCGTGAACTAAGTACTTGGAGAAATTGATAATGCGGCGATTTGATTGCGATTTTTCATTCGCCCTTTTTTCGGGCCGAGTCCTTCTAAGCAGCAGGTCCGAGGTTCGAGTCCTCGCGGCATCGCCAACAAAATCAAACACTTGTCCCACTTTGGGAAAACCTTCAAAAGAGCCAATGTCCAGGTTTTGACCAGCTAGGTTCATAACGACAGCATCCCGACTTCGGTAATGAGATCTTTGGGCTGCAGATGAAGGTAATGCTTCTGGATGACCTTTAGGCTGGTGCCGGTCATCTCCGCCACAACAACCGGGTTCATCTTGGCCGTGAGCGCATGGGTTATGAAGGAATGGCGGAAGTCGTACATCCGACCATTTAGGCCGGAGGTCTGAATCACTTCGTACCACGTCTTTTTGAAACCGGTGCGATCCATCGGGCGCTCCTTATCTACCCGGTTTGGGAACAGGTAAGGTGACCCGATTTCGACCGACTTCTGGATGCGCGCTTTGAGAGCCGACATAACCAGGGGGTGAATTGGAACCAGCCGGGCCCCGTGGGTCTTGGTGTCGGCCTTCCTGAGCGCAATAATGCCCGACTCTGTATCAATCCGATCCAACTTCAGTTGGTTGATTTCGCCAGGCCGCATGCCCATGTATTGGGCGATGCAGACGAACAGGTAGAAGTCGGGATAGGGTTCGGCCGCCTTTCGGATCGCGGCGAGCTCTTCGATCGTGTAAGCAATCCCGGGCCCGGCCTCTTCGCGCGCGGCACGGGTCTTTGTGTCCGGATCAAACAGATACGGCATCTCGCGGATCTTACCTTTGCGCTTGGCCCATGACAGAAATCCCATCAAGTACTTGCGAAGGTTAAAGAACAGCATGTCCGGTCGATCAGCCCGAATCTTCTCAACGAGCTTTTCCCAAGCCTCGTCGGTCACGTCGGTTAGGCGCTCGCCGCCCAGGTGAGGCAGGATCCAGCGCTCACCGAAGCCAATATACTCGCGGAGCGTTTTCTCTCGGGCGATCTTCGTCTTATTTCCGGACGCCTTATCTGCCAAAAACTCGGGCCATGCCGTTTCGACGAGTTCGCGCTCTTTCTGCCAGTTCACGCCGAGGATGATGTTAGACTCGATTTCCTCGACCGCGCGCTTGGCGATCTCAAAAGACCGCGTGCCGAGGGACTCCTCGACCTTCACATTTCGCTTTTGAAACCGAGCCCAATAGAACTCACCGCGCTTTTTGATGCGCGGATCTTTCGTTGGAACCCAGTCTTTCGACTTCTCAGCGTTCATGCGGGCATTTTCCTCACAGCCTTTTCAACTTCCTCAGGAATGAAGCGGCGGTGGCGGCCGACCTTGAAGGAGGGAATTTTTCCTTGCGCTACATAGAGGTTAACCGTGGACTTCGGGAGCCTCAGGTATTCGATGACTTCCTTTATTGTCCACAACTCACGATGCTTTCTCTCTGCCATACTATTCTCCTTGAACCCATTCACTGAATTCACGTTGAAACTTCATTTTTAGATCGCTGCTCAATGAGCCCATTTGCTAATGTCTTAGCGCCCCTCAAGCTGTAGACCGCACTCGCAACGACTTCAGCATAGTTAACTGAGTAGACCAAAACGTCGCCTTTGGGATATTTTTTTGAATTGCACATTTGCGGTTCGCCACTCACAAAATACTTTCGACACGACATCGGACGATGCTCGTAGACCTTACATTCTCCATTTTCACTCAAGAAGACACACCTACGGTCCTCAAAGGAAAGCATTCCCCAATTCTTCGCGGCCGCCTGGCGCTTGAGATGATCCCAATCCAACTCCAGGCTCTTCCACTTCAAATAGCTGAACAACAGCTCGGCCTCGTCAGGAGATACATCGACCTGGATATAACAACAAAAGTGGCAACCCCGCCTGCAAGACGGTTGGTTAGATCCGGTTGCTTTTCGAGTCTCGCTCACCAGGCCGTCAACGACCGCATGAAAAGAGTGGGCTGCAGATTTACCATCTACGGTTCTCATCGCCCGTTTATACTCGCTGACATAATGCTTAATCGCCGCAGAAACTTCGCTGAGTTTATCGGGCGAGCGCTTTAGAAGGCCTTTTAGTGTCTGAGTAACACCAATTTCCATTCACGCCCCCACCCTAGGATCGATGTAGCTAATCGCGAGCCGCGCCTTCATGTTCTCATACTGATCGAGGGGGATAAGTTGAAAGATGTCGACGCCATTGCAGAACACGTTGGTGATCATGACCTCAATCTTGCCGTCCATCATGCGATCAGCCTGGCCGACAATGCGAACATCTCGAACGCCAAGCACGCCGAGGTTTAGCTCGTAGAAATCAAATTCGATTCGTTTCAAAAGATCCCCCGATTGATTCATCTAAAAGCTATCAGCCAGATTGCGGCCATGGCCCCCACGGATGAGAGAATGAGAATTAAGGTTAAGACGAATGAGCCGAAATCGCGGTTCACTTATGCACCAACTTTCCCCTGCACTTGCAGAAGCGGACATCTTTGCGGCGGGCGATTCGGATGAACCAATCTTTCGGTCTTTTCATTTGCGCTCTCTAAAAGTGGCGTAAGATCCATTGTCCATCTCAGATAAAAGATGCCAAGGATTGGTCTCAGCCAGTCCCGGCTGGTAAGTCCAAATTGAGCCATCTTCGCAGAGAGCTAAGTAGAACCCGAGAGTAAAGGTCTTTTCATCTTCGAATTTGCTCGAATTCTCAGGGAGCAATTGAATGACTCGAGAATATGGCTTCATGCCCCCTCCTCACAATTATTTGATATCAAATCGTCCCAATGCTTCTCGCGCACCTTTTCCTTGAACCACTCTTCAAAGTAATCGCGGTGCTCGAGTTTAAATCCAGAAGTCAGGTCGTAGTCCGTGCCACCGATGTACACGACGATTGAAAGGTTACTCACTGAAATGGCCGGCTGCGCAGGTCTCGAGGGCCAAAGCGCCTCACGGTTCACAAGTTCCGCGTCACCAATCAACAGCGTGTGGTCATCATACCAAAAGGAGTACTCGGTCATTCCACGCCCTTCGCCTTGGCAATTGCTCGCTCAATAAGCCCATAGGTGGCGCTGGAATCGACCTCACGATACTTGTCCAGCTCCTTTAGTCGCGCGACAGCCAGCTCACATGCGTGCAGCAGGTCAGGTGCGGCAGAGATAAGCTGTGCAACTTTTGAGAACTCATCAGCTTTGTTGAAAAGCCCACACTCCAGAGAATTGGCGATGCGCGCGCCGCTCGAATCGATAACCCAATGATAGGTCCATGTGTAGGGCTCTCCGGTTCTGGAGTCGAATTTCTTCTCAATTTCTTTTTTGTATGTCCACGGCGTGTGCATGATCATACCAACCACTCCTCTGCAAGTTTCGAGGCAAGCTCAGGGTCGCGCGCGCGAACTTCGGAAATCAGCCAGCGCTGCTCCTCGCCGGTCAAACTTGCGAAATCCCAATCGATGCCGATACCGTTCCAGTTCTCAACCGAGATCAGGACGTTAAGCTTCTCGTCCACTTCAAAGCCCGTGACTTGAAAACGGTCATCGAACAAAAGCTGCATAGGGGTAGACAGGTCTATTGAAATTAGGCTCATGCTGTAGCCTCCGTAACCTGCTGTTCGCGCCGCTCCTGCTCGGCAATGCGGGCCCAGTGAGAGCCGAACGTCACGCCGATTTGGGCCAAGATCTTGTCCATGTCGCTGATGAATTCGGGAATGGCCTCGTCGAGTGTCTTCTGCTTTGCAGCGTCCGCCTCGACCGTGATGTAGTGAAACGGCTTAACCTTCATGCGCGGGTCGACCATGGACACGTCCCAGAGCTTCGCGCCCATCACCCACATAGTCATATTATTCTGCCATTCCCATTCGGACTTAAGGCCTTCGCCAATCAAGAATTTCACGTAGTTCGCGGAATTGAATGGGCACTTGTACTCAACGCCCTTCTCATCGGACACGATTCCGTCAGGGGAACAACCGACTCGAAACTTATCGTCTTTAAACACGAAGGTCAGAGGCGTGACCTTAAGCCCAGTCGAAAACTCGTAAGACGAACGGGCGCCGTCCTCGTGCTCGCGGCCCCAATCCATTTCCTTAGTGCTGAATTCCTCGATCACTCCCGTGCACACCTGGGCCACGAGACTTGCCATGTAGGTTGCGCGGGTGTCGGTACCCTTCTTGGCCACGATCTTTGAGGCGTTGCTCGCCGATAAAACGCCGAGCTTCATGCGAAACCAGGCCTCTGAAGTTTGCGGAGCTCCGCGAACGGTAAGTCCGAATTTCTTTTCGAACTTCTGAAGGTTATTGTCGATATCTGCTAGGGTTTTCATTACGCCTCCTTCGGCTGTTTTTTGGCGGCCTCGAGCTTAGCGATTCGAGCTTTCTGTTGCTCGAGCACACCCTCAAGGAATGTTACGGCCTGGTTAACTTCAAGATCAGTCAGGTCAGTTAAGCTCTCGATCTTCCGATTGTTCATGCGGCCAAGATGAGCGACAAAAGCCGCCTCCTCACGCTCGAGGGCGGCCAGCATCTCACGGATAATCTCGAGGCCTTCCTCACGATGAGGGTCCGGTGGCGGAGGCGCCAGCTGCTCAGCTTTGAAGTCGATCCCGTCAGCATCATCAGCGACGGCTGCGGCCTGCTCGAGCACACCTTTGACCGCGGATTTGGGCCACGACTTTTGTGCGCGCCTGATAAGGGTCTTCTTGATCATCTCAGGCTCATCAGTAAGCCAGGGCGAGTTTATCCCTCTCTCTTTGTGAGCCTTCCAACCCTCTGACCTATCTCTGATGGCATAGATCTCATGGATGGCCATGAAGTCGACGAGCAGGTGTCCATCCGGAGTTTCTGCCACAACAAAGCCGCCGACAACGGCGCCGCGCTCTTTTGGGGGGGCGAACGGATTGCAGCTAAAGACCGGCTCCTTATTGATGCCTTGAAATTCAAACTTATCGTTGTCGTGGACGATAACAGCCTTCACCGAGCGGACGACTCCGCGGGAAGTGGCGAGCTCCACATACCCTTGATAGGAAACGTCGAGGCACACCCTCTTCTTTCGGGGCACGAGATACGCGAACTTGAACACGGGACTTAGGCTCAACCCGACTGCGGCCACGTTGATAATCGCCTCTTTGAGAGAGTCGGGATTCCCCGCGGCCACTTGGGCCAGATAATCATTCGAGGGATCTTTAAGAATCTGAAGCGCAAAAGCGCACTCGCGTTCGAAGGTAAAGTCCGGCACCTGGTGCCGACGGGCCAGCTGCGTAAAGGTCGGTTCACATGTCTTTAAGATTGCAGGCAAGTTAGCCTTGCGCTCCTGATTACTCACTCATTACTCCTTGATACAGGCTTTATAGAATTTCAAAATCAGCTCTTCAGCTTGGGGGTTGCCACGGGCCTCAAGGAGAATCTCAGCGCAAGTCTCGGCCAAGAACCTATGTTGAAGAGTTTGGATAATGGCTAACCCTTGAAACGCCGGCCGAATGCCAAGGCCCACGAGTGTCGCCTGCCAAAGCGACTTCACGCTCAAGGGTTCAAAAGGAAGCTCCACGATATTTGGGGGGGCGATGGGGGCCACTAAATCATGTTTATTTTTCACTTCCACAAACAATCCTTCAAAAAGGCGCACGAATGCCTGGCGCCCTTGACGGGCGCAAGCGGTGCGCGTAATGCCAGAATCAAATTCTAGGACGCCCGACCATTCTTCCGGGTTGCCGGAAACAAGTCGGATTCAGCAACGCCAAGCGCTTTTGCAAGATCGGAAG